AGAAGAACAACAGCAGTAAAAAAGGGTTGCAAAAGATTTAAAGAAATTACTTTAAGTATGTTAGCTAAGTAGAAATGAAAAGTAGCGCGTTTTGTAGCGCTTTTCCCTGAGTAAGCAGGAGTATGCTCTGAGTAAGTTTTTAGCTAAGTTATTGGAATAGCTAATATTTTACTTACTCACAACAACCCACAAAACCCCCATATCAGTATTTTCATCCCGGCAACAGGGGTTCGAAACCCCTAGGGGACGCCACTTTTTTCCCTTTACTATCATATAGTTACGGAAAACCTTAGAAAAACTTAAGTCTCAAAAAGTAAAAGTAGCGCGTTTTGTAGCGCGTTTTTTGACACCCTTAAAATTTTTTTTCGTTTCTGACATCTAAGAAATCCTTACTACAGAGGTCAGTTTCTTTTTACGCTCGGCCTCTCTGTCTTTATTTTTATACGCCTGTATTTGCTTGGCATAAATCTGATAGAACATTACAGGATCGTGACCTAATTCCCCTGGCCCTTCCTCGGCGGCGCCGCTTGATATTAATTCGGAAGCGCGAGTGTGTCTTAATTTATAAGCATCTCTGAGAGGGATTTTTTGATCCAGGTAGGGCGCTAGTCTTTCGTCATTTTTTAGGGCTTCTTCATCAAGTGCTAACAACTGTCTGCGATTTGTGTTGTAGAGCTTCTCGGCAACAGCTTTACTTAATACCACTTCATTATGGGCTTTTACCCAAGCCTTGTTAAATCGCCTGGCGCTTGAGTGATGCTTTCCATCCTCATTTTTGAGGAGATAGTTTGTTTTGCCAGATTTGTGAAGCGTAACCACGGTGCTGCTGCTAATGTAATTTTGTAGAACTTCCATTACTTGCGGCTGAATAAACACCTGGCGGCCCTTCCAGTTCTTAGGCGCCACGATCTCGTTAAGCACCATGCCTTTATTGATGTAGAAATAGTCGCCATCTATATCAGTTTCCTCAAGAGCAAGTATCTCGCAAGGCCTTAACCCTAACCCGCGAAAGAGAATAAAATATAACTGAATATCGAGATCAAAATGGCCCACGATATATTCAATAAGCAATTCCACTTCTTCCGGGCTATAAGGAAATATAATTTTAAGAGATGGGTCAACCCGCTCATCAGGATAAATCATTTCAGAAGTAGGGAACGGCTTACATCTAATGTCCATGTTTTTGTAGGCATGAACAAACATCCGAGTTAAATAAGTGTTCCAGTTCTTTAAAGTCTTTACGTCTAAATCAGCCCATTCATTTGACCAGAGAAAATCGTGAACGTCATCATAGGAAATATCTGCCATCCGTCTTTTACCAAAGGCAGGAATCCATTTGTTTCTGACCACTTGCGACACACCTCTGAGGGTCGATCCTTTATATCCTTTACGCTTATTCTTTAAAGGCTTACAGTATTCTTCCCAATGAAGGAATACGTCGTATAGAGTTCCCTTCTTTCGCGGCGCATTTTTGTTTTTTGGAAAGTAGGTTTCTTTAACCTTTGAAAAAGCAACGGTGCCATCTTCTAGGTCGGTTAATATTTGTTTCCGTAGTTTAGATGCGGCTCGTTTATTTTCTTCTGTGCAGTCACCTGGGTAATAAGCCTCAATTCGTTTATTTTGCCAGTCTATTTGTAGCCTTATTCGACCCCGGTATGTTCTGATGCCTGTGTATTTAGCCATTGATTAAGTTTTCCCACGTTTATTAAGGTTTTGTGTCCTACTGTCTGCCAGTGAACACCCCGATCAAGTTTACTGTGAATCCATCCTTCCAGGGTACGCACAGTAATACCCATGTCTTGTGCTACTTTAGTTTTATGCTGCCATTCCATTAGTGCATCACATTCCTAGAAGATTCTACATCGAGCCTAAATTGTTTGCTCACGGCAACCTTATAAAAATAAATTTCCTCGAGCTGCCTTGTGTAGTCTTGTGTGCATTTTTTTGCTTCCAACTTCCTTTTTGCCTGTTTTAATTTAGTTAACATTTTCGGCTGTGAATATTTGTCGTTTCGGAAGCACTTCATTAAAGCGATAATAGAGTTTCTTTTTTTCGCATGCACAATGTCATCTTCTTCAAAATATTCTAATATTTCATTAATTTGTTGAGCGTAGATTCCCCCTTGTTTAATCTCTCTTTGGCTCAAAACAAATTTACCTCTTCTAAATTCTTGCCTGGTTCCCTCTTTATCGGGGCCTTTTAGCAATACCCAGTTAGGCTCATGGCCAAAATTGTGAGTTTCTAAAAAAGCCCTGTAAGCCACATAATTAGAATTGCCCAAGTCGATATGACTTTCCATGATGTCCTCAATAGACCATTTCTTATTGTTGGAGTTCAATCTCTGAACATCTTCCAGGCCTAACCCTTTAATCTCTATATAGTGGAACGGAATGCCCATCTCTTTACAGGCTTCCATTCGATGCTGACCGTCGATGATGTAATGAAGCTCATTCACGATTATCGGGACAGGGATGTATTTTTCGGTCATCGACTCAATTAATCTTTTAACGTGAGACGCCCGTATACAACGATTTCCATTTAATATTTTAAACTTATCGTATTCTTTGCTTTCAATTATTTTCATTCGCAGTAACTCCGGTGGCAGCTAGGGCAGCCCGTGATGATTTCCTTGTAAGCTTTTGGATAATCAATAAAATCAAACCCGCAGCTACAAACGCAATCGTAAGGAAACCAGACGTATGCCATGTTTTGTATTTTTTTTATATCCATTCTTCTCGCTTTGTCGCCTTTTGTTTCTTCGCTCATTAAATTAGGCCGAGGATGATTTGATTAAAACAGGAATAAAGAAACTGCATCAAATCTTTTGTTATAACACCACCCGATGAGGGGCCGTGGGAAACTGGCTGACGCCCCGGCGCACCTGCCATTTCGTTACGCGTTTTCCGCAATCGGTAACTCTATCTTTACGCCTTTACTTTTTTGTGGAGCAGGGCCGTCGCCTTTGGTGTCAAGCATTTGCATCTCTCCACAAACGATTTCCGTTGTGTATCTGGTTGTGCCATTGTCGTCCCAGTTTCTCGTTTGCAGTTTCCCCTCAACATAAAGCTTGCTGCCTTTTTTTACATATTGCTGGACAATTTCACCCAGGCGATTAAAAAAGACCAGGCGGTGCCATTCTGTTTTTTCAACATCTTCACCGCTGCTTTTGTCTTTCCACTGTTCACTGGTTGCTAGTGAAACATTGGCAACAACCCCGCTACTGATTTCTCTGCACTCTGGATCATTTCCTACATTACCAACTAAAATTACTTTGTTTATTCCCCTGGACGCCATTGGTTTTTCCTCACCTTTAAATTATCTTTGATTAATTCTTTCGCTAAAATTTCAACTTCATTTTCTAGTTCTTTCACCTGCTTTGCTGTGGGCTTAAAGCGCATTACATGGATTTTTGGCAGGTATTTGATGTGATAACTTATAAACTCGCACTCACGCGCCCCTAGGTGCCACATACAGGCAATTTGAGCAGTCATCTGCGTTATATATTCCGGTTTAATTTCCAAGCTTCTGATAAGCCTGCGATGCTCCTTCGCTTTCGGGCATTTGATTTCAACTAGTACGCTTGGATCGTTTGCAAGAATGCCGTCAGGACTTGCCGCGAAAAAAGGTATCGTAGGATGCTCGATGGCTTCCTTGTCTAATATCTTTTGTCCGGTCAATTGTTCATATATATCTTTAGCAACTGGCTCATTGAGAGTCCCTAACTTCATGTCTAAAGATTGGAAATTAGCGTCAATCGATCCGGTATCGATTTCTGATCCTTTCGTGTCCAGGAGCGTTTGGCGCCCTAGGTCGTTGTATTTTCCGTTTCGCCCCTTTTTAATCGCTGCGTGAATGACCGACGCGGTAAAATTCCCAATCCTCGCGGGGTCATTTGTTGGGTCTAATTGATGCTCGTTGTCAGGCCGCATCGGCTTTATCCTGAGCATTTAAGATTTCGCTAAAATGGTTAATTGTGACGGACAAATGTTTTATTACGTCGGGGGTAAAAGTCTTATTTACATATTCTGTGGCCTGCGCTAATTCGACAACTGTTCCACTACAAATTCCCGTCTTAACGTCATACTGTAATTTTTCAAAAAATACTCTTTCAGCTTTTTGTCTCTCAGTCTCGCCAGGAACGACAGCCGCTTGAGCTTGCTGGAGAATTGCGTTAGCGACTTCATCAGCACTTGCGTATTCTGTGCCGCCTAGCCCTAGATTTGCCAGGGCGCGACCGACAGCGCTTGTCTCGCAGTTTTCTATATGGCTTGTTTTGTTAATATTAGACGACCCTCGTACTTCCATAGCGATACCCGTCGCAATAGTCCGGTCTGAAGAATCTTTTATTGTCGCCTTCATTGTGGCTTCTTTGTCTGTTTCTTTGATTAAATCCGTGTCAAGTGACCAGCCTTCATATTTCTCTTCTGTACGGAAAAGGTTAACTCTGAATGCAACTGTTCGATATTGCTTGCCATGAATGTCTATGATACCCGGCGTTTCTTCTTTCGACATATCTGCCTCATTAATACATTTTAATTTTACTAATACATGGGGTTAAATTTTTTTACTGCCTTACTCGCTGCATAAAAGTCCCTATAACAACGCCTACTTCCACATCTTCCCCCTTCAACTTAAAAACTCTATCTGGGAATTTATGGTTACAAAGTTCGTAAGTCCCGTTACCAATATACTGGGCAAAAATTAATCTTTCGTCTTTCACAATTGCAACCGATTCCCCTGAGCTTGGTTGCAAGCCAGGATCAACATAAGCATAACTTCCTTCCCTTAGTTCTGGCTCCATAGCTGTAGAATCTACTACGAAGGCTCTAACATCTTCTGAGCAATTGCCAGGATAACTTATACTGTTACCGTTTTTTAACTTGGGTGTTATTCCTTGCGCCATTTCTTTCCCCGCTTGCGCTATTTCTTCTTCGCTGCCTTCAATAATTGATATTTGATAGACAGGAGTTCCAGAGAGTAGCGCGTTTATTCGTGGAGAAAAGTCTTTTACCGAGCAATCTAGTAGCCGAGAAAAAATTAATGCGTTTTCCGGTGTAACCTTGCTGTAGCCCGTCATGATTTGGCTGACTCGGCTCTGCGAAATTCCTAGCGCGGTGCCGATTTTGGCTTGATCTAAAACTTCTCTATTATTAGCCTTATCACTTTCAACCTTTGCAATATACAAGGAATGGAGTTTCCGGCATTCAAGCTCTTCAATTTCAGTCAATTTACTCATACGCAAATATTAGCATATTTAATATTATTAGCGCAAACTCGGGAAATCCACTAAATGCGAATGACTATCGTGTCAAAAAATTGGCGTTATTGACATGCAAAATTTCATGTAAAAAAGGCACTGATTAATAAAATCGAACTAAATATTAAAAAAAAATCACAAATTCTTCGGAAAACGGTTTTATGAAAGATCTAAAAGTTATATAACGACGTTCTGAGATATTAACTTTATTAATAAAAATTAAAGGGCTTAATAAGTCAATGAATAGAAAGCGAAGTTTTGAAGAGATTTTCCGCAGTCGAGCGAACAAAGTCAAAAATAGATTAAGCAAAGACAGGGGTCGAAAAATAACTTACACCGAGTTGTCTGGTAAATGTGCATTAGATGAAGAAACTTTAGGGCGCATTTTTAATGGGTCACAAAAAAACATTACTTTGGATCAAGCGATCCTAATAGCGGAAGCCCTTGGAACAACGCTGAACTACCTAGTGAACTACACTAACTCACAAATGATGATGAAAAATATAGTGAAAACCTACAGCGGTTTAGAGGCAACATTAGAAAATTGCGAGAAGCAAAAAAAGCAGTTGGAAAAAATAGAACGCCAATTATCAGAAACAGTGGATTTTTTTAAGGGAGTAATAGATTCCGTTGACACCTTAAAAGAGCATTGATTTCCTCTTTTTACTCCGCTATATTAGCGAAATTAATATTTGTAAAAAAGCTAATATATCTATGCGTGAGCCACTTTTTCACTTCAAAGTTAGAAATAAATTAAGCCAAAAAGAAATTGGCAACATGTTCCATTTAAACCAGGGGACGGTCTCTGAAGCTTTGCGAACGACCCGAGACGGGACACGCCGCTATTCTGTTGAAAAATTATTAAAGCCTAAGAATGGCGATAAGACGCTCTATGCCCTGCATGTAGAAAAAACGGTGGCGGTCGGTGAGTTACCGTTCTGAAGAGTTAGTCGAATTATGTGAAGCGGCTACAGGTAAGAAGGGCCGACAAAACGAAAGAGGGTGGATGGTTGTTTGCCCGTCGCATCAGGACGAATCACCCTCGTTAAGTATTTCAGAAGGCAATAAAGGCTTGCTACTTAATTGTTTTCAAGGTTGCAGGGTTCACGAAATTTGTGGCGCCCTGGGCATAAAGGTTAACGAATTATTTTATGACAGTGATAAACCTAACTACGTTAAAAAAACAAAATATCAGCGTGAACAATTTGAAATCGATACCTGGACAGTCTGGCTCTACTTCTCAAGAAAAGAAAATTCTCAAATTCAAACCGAGGACGAATATAAATCTTACCGCGAAGCCGAAAAAAGGTTACGCGACCATGTCGCACAAGAAACTGAGAGAGCAAATCGAAAAAGATACTCAGGAGTTTTTAAAAAACGGCGGCTCTATTAAACAACTCCCGCGAGGGGAATCTGACGTTGTTGTTAACTTCCAGGACAAAACGTGAACGAAGGGTTTATCACTATCCATCGTCAATTGATGAAGCACTGGATTTGGGAAGAACCGGAAGCCTTTAAATTTTGGATGGCATTGTTATTAGAGGCAAATTGGGAAGAAAAAAAAACGATGTTTAACGGCTCTTTATTGACTGTCAAACGAGGGCAGTTAGTTTTTGGCAGAATAAAATATTCAATTAAATTAGGCATTTCCGAAAAGCGAATTAGAAGGTATCTAAATTTGTTAGAAAAAGACGACATGATAGGCCAGCAAAAAACCAATAAATTTACTTTAATATCAATAGTTAACTACGAAAGCTATCAAGATCAGGCCAGCCAGGGGCCATCAAAGGGCCAGCCAAGGGCCACATCTAAACAATTAAACAAAGATATAGGGGGAAAAACTAAGTTTATTCCTCCGACTGTTGACCAGGTTAGAGAATATTGCGACGAAAGAGCAAACAATATAAATGCGGAGTTATTTGTAGATCATTATACCGCGAATGGGTGGTATCGAGGAAAGAACAAAATTAAGGATTGGCGAGGATGTGTTAGGACTTGGGAAAAACGCAATAAGTCATCTTCCTTCGCGGAAAGCAAGCAGGAAAATTACCTATGAGCGACATCAAACCGATATTGGGCAGACATTCCAGCTTAAAGCTTAGTAATTTTAACGACCGTGACCTACAAACCTCAATGGCAGAGGCACAAACTGACTATATTAAACATCTAGGGCAATATGCTAACTCTGCGGTAGAGGAAATGGAGAACGGCTTCTCTCTCGATGGAATACCGCTTCCCTGGGGGAAAACAAACCAAGATATAACTTTGCCGCTTAAATATATCAGCATATTAGCGGGTAGCTCTGGCCAAAAGAAAACAACGCTATCAGTTTTGCAGATTCTACATAGTTCAAAATCTCACAAGGTTGGCTTTGCAAGTTTTGAAATGCGCGTTAATTATTTAACAAAAATGATGGCGGCTATGAAGGCTGGAGTAAGCGAGAAAAGTGTTACGACGCAATGTGTGAGGGATTTTTGTCAATATGCAACCAATCGCATTTATTGTTATGACCAAATAGGTGACGTTAGCGCGATGCGGGTACTTGGTGCCGTTGAAGCACTAGGTCAACTTGGTTGTAAGCTTGTCGTCGTCGATTCGCTGATGATGGTCGATTTGTATGCTAAATCGGGACAAGAGGAATTTTCTAAACAGCGCGATTTTGTCTCTGCCTTATCAGGACTCGCGGCCATACACGACATGCACGTTATGTTAGTCGCTCACAATCGAAAGCCTGGGGAATACCAAGCAGATGGCAGGCCCAATAAAAACAGTGTTAGGGGATCTTCTGGTATCACTGACGTTGCTGCCGTTGTCCTTCTTTGCCATCTAGACGAGAAAAAACAAAAGTTACTTCAAGACGTTGAAAAATATGGTGAGACACTAAGCGAGGCAGACCAAAAATATGTAGATAGAACACCCTGTCAAAGGCTGATAGTAGCAAAAAATAGATTTAACAGCTTTCAAGGAACGATTGCGCTTTATCAGCACAGTCGTAGCCGCCAGTTACTAGGTGACAGGTCAGATAGGGCAATGAATCTTGAGCTTTAAAGGTAAATTTAGAATCGTCACGAATGAATTTCAGCGAGATCAAGCGATAGCGGAGATCAACCAAATCTTTGAACGGGATAAATATTTCCAAATGCAGTTAACAACGGCCCGGCTTAGAAGCTCCCGCCAAAATAATGCTATCCATTTGTATTGTCGGTTAGCGGCTGAGGATTTAAGCAGCGCAGGGTTAGATCAGCGAAAAGTCTTGAAGCCTAGTTTCGAGATACCTTGGACTCAAGAGGCATTCAAGCAAAATATGTTTAAGCCCGTGATGAAAGCTATGTTCAACATTGATTCGACAACTAAATTAGAAAAAGGTCAGGTAGGCGACGTTTACGAAGTGATTAATCGGGAATTGTCTAAGCAGTTTGGGGTTAGCACAGCGTTTCCAGATAAAGGTGGCAGATGAATAATAAAGTTTTGATTGAGGTAGAAGGTGATGTTGCTTTAGAGGCGGCAACGAAAATAGTTGAGTTAACGCAAGATATTGATGAGCTAAAAATTAATATATCGGAGCTAACCTATTTGCTGAGGGAAGCTATTAAACAAAATGCGAAAGTGTAAATTTTGTCAAAAAAAAGTAGATAAAGATCACGGCCTGGTTGTTAATATTAATGCGTTTTGTAATTGGACTTGTGTATACAGTTACGCCAAGTCGGATAGAGCTAAGAAGGCCGGGGAAAAAATCCTAAGAAAAGAGCATCATGTCAGAAAAGATAAATTAAAAACAATCCCACAACGGCTATCGGAAGCGCAAATAGCGTTTAACGGTTATATCAGGGTCAGAGATCGTTTTAAAAATTGCGTGTCGTGTGGGAAGCCTCCGACGCAACACGGCCGAGGTGGCGGCATAGACGCCTCGCACTACTTGTCAAGGGGTTCGACGAATGGTGGAAGCTATAGACGATTTGACCCGATGAACGTATGGGCCGCATGTAAGGCCTGTAACAGATATTTAGCGGGTAATTTGGTGCCATATCGACGGGAATTAATTACGCGTGTAGGACTTGAGAGGGTCGAGGAAATTGAAACCACGAACAAAATTAAGAAATGGAATCACACAGACCTCAGACGAATCAAAACCATCTACAACAAAAAGCGCAGACTCTACGAAAAGAAGTTTAGATAGTATCGACGGGATTATGGGAATTAAAACGGCTAACGTGTTATTATATTGCAATGATATTGACGGCCTGAGAGGTGATCT